CCAGTCTCCTATCATACAGGCGTGTGTAGTCTACTTTCGTAGACATACCACTACTCAACTTACACCTTCGCCCTCACCCCCAGCTCTGCTACCGCAGACCCAAGCGGGGTTCATTTCCGGGTACCTGCATTATCCCGTACTTGCTAATAGCAACACTTACCTGTTGTCAGTATTCGCTGAATACGCCACCAAGGTAGTAGGTGATAGATACTACCACAACCTTAATCAAGGACTTGATTATGCTTGAAGGTACTATAACCAATACCTTCGCTGGTAGTCGCCGTGGTTCCAAGTGGGTTTACACACTTGATGAAAACGGCAACCGTATCCAGACGCATAGCCTTAAGATTACTGTCTCTGAAGACTCGGAGTTACCTCCAGTCTTATCAGCTGACAGAATTGCTAAAGCTAGTAAAGCTTTACCAAATCTTAAGACTATCGCTAATACGGACTACCGTAAAGCTACTGAAGAAGTACACTTCGAAGAGACAAAGCAGATTTCTGCTGTGTATAAGCCTCTTCCACAAAAAGTGTCCTTCTAGTAGCCTTAGCGAGGTAAAAGGGAGTGTGATTCCACAATCGTGGATTGCGAATTGACGCTTGATACAGCTTAGGCTGTATCGAGTATCACTCCTTTTCCCTTAAAATATGTATAGTAGTACAACAAGCAAGAAAGGGCAAAATAATGCAAAAAGAGATTGTAGAGATATCACGCAATAAGAAGACTCGTCAAGTAGTTGAGATAACTACTGTTAAAGGCAAGAAGAACCGTAAAGGCGAGCCTTATAAAGAGTCTATTACTAAGCATCTTTCTTTAAAGAATAAAAAGAAGAAAGATGAGGTGGAAAATGAAGTTTAATAAACTACATCAATGGCTTGACTTAGCATTCCTTTTATTTTTAGGAATATGGATGCTAGCAGTTATAACAGCATTAATAGATATGTGGTTAAGATGAGTGACTATGTCCCCTGCTTTAACAAACAAAACCTTGTTGACTGGGCTATAAAGAAATTTCCTTATGCCCCAAAGAGTAAGTTTCAGAAAATGAAAAAGAAACAATTATGGGCAATATGGTTTAAATGTGGCAGGAAACATACTAACTAACTGCAATTTAATTTGAGTATACTGAAACAAATCTCCAGTACCTTCTTGTGTTTTTTCATCATATGGACTCCAGTTCTATAATTGCTGGATTGATAAGTAGGTATACTCAAAGATATGGCCACCCATTAATAAATATTGAAGGGACAACACTTCAAAGATAGACCCAAACTTAGAGGATCTATCCAGCTAAAGCATTAATCCTCTAATGGACACTGGTGATGTGAGAAGGAGTTGTGAAGATATTTATTAATGGGATTATTTGGATAAGATAAACGGGTTTGTGCAATCCGAGAAGGTAGTCAACCCATGCACCACATTAGATTGTGTATATTTGAGCTAA